AAGTAAAACCGCTTATGCCATAATCAATAATTGGTTTCATTGCTAAAAATAGGTCATTAAACATTTCTTTTGAAATATCCCCTAAGTTTGACATTTTAACGGCTGTAGAATCTTGCATACTTGACAAACCACCATAAAACGCCCCTCCTTCCTCTTGTGCAACCCTTAAAGCCTTTGAAAGTAATTCATAAGAAATTTCCATTCCTTTTACTTCCTCTGTGCTTTTCCCTGTTGCCTTTGCTAAAGCTCCGTAAATATTAATACCTGCATACCCAAATTGTTTAATATCCAAAGCTGAAGCCTTACCTATATTTTTAATTTGTTGCATATTTGCCGACATTCTTATTAGTTCGTCGTTACCCTTACCAGCATAAGCCACCGCATTAGATAAAGCTAATATATCTTGTCTTGCATTATCAGCACTTAAACCTGTTGAAACTAACATTGTATTAGCTGTTGCTAGTTCATCAACTCCAAAAGGAGAGGTCAAAGCGTCCGCCCTAATTTGTGCAAACATTGCCGAGCCTTTCTCTGCTGAACCTGTTAGGTTGTTCATTTGAATGCCTAAAGATTCATATTTTGAGCCTACCGCCAAAATCTCGCTTCCGTACTCTTGAATTTTAGAAAGTGCAAATAGTCCGCCTGCAATTGCTCCGAGTTTACCTAAACCTAAACCACCCTCAGCTTTTTGTTGTACCGTATTGAATTTTGAATTAGTCGCATCTAAACGGCTGTTCATTGCGTCTAGCTTAGAGCTTACTAAATCCTTTAATTCAATAATATACTGTGCTTGCTCACTATTAGCCATCTTGTTTATATTTTAGTACCCATTGCAATTTAGCGTATAACTCGTAAAATTTAGCGTCGTCTATTAAATCCGTATCAACTTTGTAATAATAGCGTATTAATGCGTCCGCTTGCTCTAATACGCCATCATTTTTTAATAGGCTTTCATAACGTTCTATAATTTCGTTATCGTGCTTTTTTTTAAATCGATAATATGTTGTAATTGAGTTACCGCTCCCAAAAACAACTCATCATCGTTTAAAACTTCCATGTCTGAAATTTCACGAATAACTAAACTATTAATTAAATCCTCATAAGCAATTAAAGGGTCATGCCCTAATTTTGCCATTACTGGGCTTAAAACATATCTATTTATTTTATTTAGATATAATTTTTTCCCTTCAACCTCAATAATATAAGCTAATTGAGGGTATTTTTCTTTAAGTTCTAAATTTGTCATTTTATTTTTGTTTGGTTATTGCAAATATAACAAAAAAAAAGGTTATGCAACAATGTTACATAACCAATTTTCAAACAACCAAAACAAAATTTTACTATCTTGTAATGTTTCCAATAATTAAAGGAATTTTAACCATCAGTTTTGAATCTCCTTGACTTGCATCTAAAGGGTTTTCAAGAAACTCAACATATTGTAAAACGTCTTTTGAAAACGTTACCCTTGAGCCACCGAATAAAACAGTAACCTCAAAAGGTGGTATGTTTAAAGGGTTTCTGTCTGGACTTGAAGCAATTATTTTTTTCCATTCATCAAGGTAAAGCTCCATAGAACCGCTATATTCATAGTTGCCATAACCTCTTGAAACAGGCTTATCGCCCCAACCATAGTTATTATCTTTGTTTTGTTTTTCGTTGTATTCTAACTTAGAAATACCAACTACAACATTACCAAAAAGAATACATGAGATATTACTCCATGAGTAGTTAATCCCGTTTTTCATTACACTTGTAGCCATCTAATTAAAGTTTTAAGGCAAAGCCTATGTTTACGTTTATATTTCTTGCAACTCCTTTAGGAATTAAAACAACTCCAATAGTTAACAATCCTGTTGATAGTACATTTTGTGCTGAATTAATTGAAACAGAATAATCAGAAATATTATTATTTCTTTTCATACTTTCTAACTCAACATTGCACGCGCTTGTAAATACTTCAATACTTAAATCTGATATTGTACCGTCGCTATTAAGGTCAATATTTGAATTTAAATACGGTGTTAATGCTACATCTAAGAACCTAATAGCTTTATTAATTACTCTATTGTTTTCGATATAAGCATAATCAGAACTAACAACACAAGCATTATGAGAATCATTAAAATAACTTCCTGCAATTGCTCTTTGTTTTAATAAGAAAACAAAACGGAAATCATTTAATTGATCTAACAATGTTTTAGTTTGGTCTGCATAAAGAACGCCATTAGCAAAAGCTAAAGTTTCAAGTTCAAAGCTATTTGATAAATTGAATTTACCAACCCATGCGATATCTTCTTGAACATTTGCCAAAGAAATAGCTCCTAACATTGCACCGATACAAGTAATACTTTTTGCGTTACCTTTTGCAAGTGTTAACCCTAATAGTCCGCCATCTTGCCCGATACAAACTGAAACACTTGACCCTGCAATAGCATTTAAGTTAGTTAAAGCTGATAAAGCAACGCCATTTAAGTTATTTGCTAATAGTATTTGTGCTGGTGTTTTAGCCGTTAATAAAGCTGTTGCAATAGCTTGTAATTGAACTATTTTAGTAGTTGCAAAAGTTACTAAAGGCTCAAAGAAAGCTATTTGTTTACATTCTCCATTTGCATAATTTTGAAGCGTTAAAATGTCGCTACCATCTGCATTTAAAGAAACGAAACCACCACAATACAAAACGCCTGTTGGGTTAACTCTAAAGAACTCATCAATATGATAGTAAATCGGAGCTAATACCGAAGCTACGCCACCGCTAAAATCAACCAATGTTTGAGCAATAGTACCTACAATGGTAATTGTGATTTTAGTGCTTGCATTTAGGTATGTACCTAATCCAGCTTTTGCTGTAATGGTAATTGCACCAGCTACGTTTGAAGCAGTGAAACCTGTTGTGTAAGATTTCTTTGTAATGTCTGCAACAATAGCAGTAGCAACTAACGTTACTGTTGTATCGCCTGCAACCTTAGTATATTCGCCAATCGTTACTACTTCGCCTGTTGGTAGCGTTACTGTAGCTGTGTATGTATCGCCATTTGCTCCAATTGCTGTAATTGTGCTTGTTCCTGTTGCTTTTGTTTCGTCGGCATAAGTGATATTAATGCCGTTGTCAATAGCCTCCTGTACTGAAGTTGCTCTAAACAACTTTTGGCTTGCAAGTCCTCCGAATACAAACCCGCTAATGTGGTCCGTTCCGTTGGCTGGTCTGCCTAATCCACCCTTCCCAAGTGTGAAGCCTACTTTATTTAATGCCATTGTTTTAAGTTTTTAAGTGTAAAAAAAAAGGTGGCTTTTAACCACCCTTTTTGTTTATTTAGTTTTCAAAATGTCAGCTTTTTTAATGAATTTTGTTTCTATGTGTTTCGGTTCTTCAAAGTACCAATCCCCATTTTCTGCAACAAATAACCCTGTTAATGTTGCAAATTCAATTAAAACTTCTTTCATATTAAGCTACGAAATCTCCAACAACTTTAGTTGTGTGCATAATGAACTCTTCCATTTTTGCAATTTGAACATCAAAAGCGAATAAAGATTTCATGAAATACAAACTTGAATTGTTTTGTAATTTTTGTAAATCAATCTGTAAGTCTTCAACTGCATTAGTACCAATCCAAAGATTAGAATCCAAAGACGCAGTAGCTTTAGTTAAATAGAATGTAGATTCAGGTAAACCAGCTAAAGTAACGATTTCAAAACCTCTATAGTTTGGAACTGTTACGCCGTTTACATCTCTACCTTTGTTAGTTAAAGCTAAAGAAGCAATTTCAAACTTCTGCCAATCTAAAGGAGAAACCATAAATTTAACTTTCTCAAATCTTGCATCGTCTGAAAGAATTGCTAAAGGCAATAAAGCAATTGCAGCATCAAATTTAGCCAAGATATTAGCACTTGTAATTGCTGAAGGAGAACCTACAGGTAAATAAGTACCAGCTACTAATGCTTTTCTAATGAAACCATCAAAGTATTTAATTTGAGAATTTGCCCCCGAACCGGTTAACGCAGTTGTGTATCCTTTAGAACCTACGTGCATACCTTTTTCTATCGCTTCAAATTGACGATTCAAGAATAATTGCATCATTACATTTTCAGCAGTTACAGGTAATTCTCTTGCAAGTAATGTTTTGCTTTGTTCTTCAGCGTAGAAATGGTCTTGAAAGTCAATCGGATTGAACTCAACATATCCCATTGCTTTTGAAGGTGTCAAAGTAACTTTATCAACTACAAAAGTTCCTGAACTTGTCGGAGTTGCTCCGTAAGTTTGTAATACGTTTGTAATGTCAACATTTGGAATGTTGTGTGTTTTCTTGATGCCGTCTTTTACATAAACAACGCCTTTTTTTACGGTGTTCATGCCAAAAGTAGCCTTAGTTATCATAAAACCTGATTCTACTGTACCAGCGTATGAAGTATCACTAATAGTTAATGCCATGTTATTTGTTTTTTAATTGGTTCAGCATATAAAATGCGTTTGTTGGTAATTCTTTTGCTTTTTCTTCAACAACTTCTACCGCATCAACTCCAACTTTATTAAGTGGAATAGATTTTAATAAAATTTCAGTTGCTTCAAAATCTTCTACCGCTTTGTTTTCCCAAATAGAAATACTTTCAGCAGTTAATTTGTTTGAGTATTTTTCAACTAATTGTTTAGCTGAAATCTCTTTTTGTTCTTTTGCTTTGTTTTCAAACTCAACTAATTTAGTTTTTAAAGTTTCGTTTTCAGAAGCCAATAAATTAGCTTTGTTTTCAAACTCCTCAACTTTCTTAGCAGAATTTTCTAAAGCAAAATCAATGGCTTTCAATATAGAATCCTCATTTGAGTTTTCTAATATTCCAAGCTTGTTGCATACTTTTGAATAGTCCATGTTTTGAACGGGTTTATTTAATTGATTTACAAAATTGAAAGCTTCACTATAAGCATTATATGATTTGCTTAATGTTGGCTTTGCCTTTATCTTTACTGACTTGATGTCAGAACATAAATTCATTGTTTTAGCGGTATTTGCATCAATCCAAGTTTCGGCACTCATCATTTCAGAAACTTCTTTTTCTTCCATTCCGCAACGGTTACAAATCATTTTTACAATAGAGTTCTTAAATAAACTCATAACCTCATCGCTCCCTCCGTATGGATTGTGAACCATTAATAAAGAATAATCCATCATTGTAGCCTTTTTACCTGCTAAGAATAACCATGAAGCAGTTGAAGCACAAAGTCCAACGTTTACCGTATTAATTGGCGTTTTAGCGTTAATTATAGATGAATAAATACTAAATCCGTCTATAATGCTTCCTCCTGTTGAATTGATATGAATTTCAATAGATTCTTTTTCCATCAAATCTAAAGCTGTTAATTCACTTTGAAACTGCGAACCACTAATGCCATTTATACCACCTATCTCCTTATTAATAAGCATAATAGGTGTATTTGATTCGGGATTGATTGTATAAATAAAATTCATGCAACAATATTGCAAATAAAAAAATGCTTTATTATTTTTATAGCACGGTTTAAATAACTATTTTTGATAAAATATAAAATAAATGATTAAAGAAACTGAGAAATTATACAATGGTCAATGTAGGGTTTGTTTCTACATAAACCCGAAATATAAAAAAATGCTCAAAGAACATAGTTTAAAACATGGTTCTTTAAGCAAAATTTGTAGTGATATTATTAAACAACACTTTAAAGCATATAAATAATGGCAAAGGGAAAAACAAAAGCGGAATTGATTGAAGAAAATAACTCAATAAAAGAGTATTATAATAAGTTGCTAGACGAATACATGAAAGTAAGGGTTTCTATTGAGGGTGTTGATATAGATGAAATTAATGAATTAATGAGTATAACAAGTGAAATGCTTGAAACTAATTGGAACGTAAGAGCAGAAAATTTGTCACTTAAAAACAGTATTGATAAAAATAATTTGGAAATTCAATACTTAAAGCAAATAAATAATAAACTATCAAAACAGGTAATAAGGCAAAAAAGCACTATCAATAAATTTAGTAATGAAATAAAAGAAATAAAAGCCTTAGAAAAAATCTAAGGCTTTTTGTATTGGCATTGATTAAGTTTTTAAAAGGTTAATTACCCGATATTTAATGCTAATACTGTAAATTGATATAATATAGTAAACGTATTGCCTGAAGTTACCGCATTATGTAAACCTACTTGATATTGAGATGCACTATTTTTAAGACAATAACCGCTTATAGTTGTATTAGATGTGTTATTAACTCCTACAGATGAAACATAGAAACTACTACCTAAATTATATTTTGAATTAACATTTAAGTTTACATAAATAGAGGCTATTGATGAGTTTGTTGATGTAGCGTCAATACTTCCGTTAATATGTATTATATCCCCTTTTTTTATTGCATTTACATAATTGCCTGTAATTGTACAATTAGTAGGCGTTGCTGAAGTTATAATAT